CGTGGGTGGAGCAACATCAGATGATAACAGAACAAAAATAATAGAAATTGAGCATGACCCGTTTTCAGGAAAAAAAGTTAAAAAGAAACTCCATGTCAAGACCCGAACAAATCGTAAGGGCGAAACTGTCTTACGTGAAACACTTAAGTAGTTTTTTGGCATGAAGAAGATACTTATCATAGGGATAGATCGCTCTAGGAGATACAATGGCTGAGCAAACATTTCGTTCACCTGGTTTTTTCGAACAAGAAATTGACCTTTCAGCACGTCAGGTTTCACCGACCGGTGTGCCTGCTGGCATAGTAGGAACATCAGAAAGAGGACCTGCATTCGTACCTGTTACGGTAGGTTCATTCAAAGATTTCGAGACCAGGTTTGGAACTTTAGATCCGAATCGATTCGGACCATATGCTGTTAAAGAATGGCTTCAAAATAGAACATCATGCACTTATATAAGAGTTTTAGGTGCAGGTTCAAATGAAACTTCTACAGACATATCAAATACAAATCAAAAAGGCACAGTAAAAAATGCTGGCTTTGTAATCACGGGAACTGCCGATTCTTTCTCGAATATCGACCATAAGAGACACGCAGGGCAGGTAAGATTTCTATGTGCTACGCACGATGTTGCTTCTACAGAAGTAGCAGGATATCCACTGTTTACAGATAATGTGTCTTACGATGCTGACGGCGCCTCCGATACAGTTAATCTTGTGCGTGCAGTCCTCTTTGAGGCTTCTGGCACCAAGCTAGAGATAACATCAACCGGCTCTTACAAGATGTATAGAGACCAACTGAAGGCTGACAAAATTGATCATGCTCATCCAAACAAGATGGGCGGAGTCTTTACACAGTCAAAATACTTTAAGGTAATACTCAGCTCATCAGCCGGCGCTAGCTTCGCAAATGATGAGGGAATTCCAGGAATTAGAATAATTACTGCCTCGCTTGATCCAAAAGATCCGCAGTATATTTCAAAAGTTTTAAACACAGATCCCTTAAAGTTTCAGGACGAACAACATCTTCTGTATCTAGACTTTGCAGTTGAGCACGAATTAGCTTCAGTTTCAACGTCTGCACGCTCGATTGGCCTCCACACAGGATCGTCTGATACGAGCGCAGCTTCTGGAGAGCCTACAATTGCTTTCAACGGGTTGTTTGGAAAATTTGACACAAGATACACAACGCCAAGAACAACAAACTTTATATCCCAGCCTTACGGAAAAAGAGAATACGACCTATTCAATTTTGAAAGTATTTCCGACGGTGCTTACGGAAATGACAAGTTTAAGGTTTCTATTGCTAATCTTCGTGCGTCAACTGACCCTAACGATTTATTCGGTACATTTGAAGTGCAGGTCAGATCATTCGGTGATAAAGACACCGACATGCAAATTCTAGAGAGATACCCTGAATGCTCATTAAACCCGCGTTCAGAAAGATATGTTGCCAAAATGGTCGGCGACAAAAAAGTTAGATATGACTTTGATCAAGAAGACCCGGATGAAAGACGCCTAGTAATTACAGGAAAATATCCTAACAAATCTGCTAGAGTCAGAATTCAAATGAATTCAGCAGTCGAGACCGGTGATATACCACAGGATTCCTTGCCGTTTGGCTTTAGAGGCGTTCCGGTTCTTAAAACTAACAATACGCTGACAGATAGAGAGGGTGCAGGCCTTACTGTTGATGGCAAAGTATACGGACACACAAGAGGAGGCCGATTAGAGCATCAAGATGCAGCCTACTTAGACGACTCCGATTCAGAACGGGCAACAACAGGGTCAATAGTTCCTCCGCTTCCAATGAGGTTCAAGATCACTCGAGGCGCTGTAGATTCTACAGTTTCAGGAATGGTTGGCCGTCCATCAACATCTGAGCGTGTCGACGGAAGATTCTACTGGGGTGTTAATAATGTAAGAATACCAACCTCAGATGCTTTATCTTCACCTGTTTTAAATGCGAACGTTGGTGCTACAATTAATCCGCTAGTTCATGCATATACAAAATTCCAAGGAATTAAAAAGCTTGATGTTCTTGTTACAGGATCAGGAGCCGATGTTTTCAACTCTAATAAGTTTACGCTTGCAAGAGTTGCTTTAGGCAATAAGGCAGAAAACAATATGCTTTCTGATGTCTTTACTCACCTGACAGGAACAGCTAGAGAGCACATGCTTGAAGCGTCATACATTAGAGACGGTATGCCTGATAGAAACTCATACACAGTCGATGATAGAACAGCCGCAGGCGGAGATAGACTTACTTTAGCCTCCCTTGTTCATACAAGCTCTGTGGTATTCAATAGATTTACAGAGTTTGCTAAGTTTACAAACCTCTTCTACGGAGGTTTCGACGGTGTTAACATTTTAGATAGAGACTTATTCTACTTTAGAGATAGAGCATTCTCAACAAACACGGGTGGTAAATCAGTCGATGGATCTCCAGATATCGGACTTAGTCTAGTCGGAGGAGATAATCAAGGTGGTGAAGGAAGAAAATCAAACTCAAATGCTTCTGTAAGAAGAGCTGTTGAGATCATAACAGATCCTATTTCTTCAAACATCAATATACTTTCCATACCAGGTGTTAGAGAGCCATTCGTAACAGATCATGCTCTAGATAAAGTAAGAGACTATTCCATGGCAATTTACTTGATGGACTCTTTAAAATATGATGAGGATGGAAACAGGCTCTACGACAACTCCGCAAAACGTGTAGACGTAAGAGAAACATCAGAGCAGTTTGAGTCAAGAGCAATTGATAACAACTACGGTTCAACATATTTCCCGGATGTCTTCATTCAGGATGCAGTAAATAATCAAACTGTGAAGGTTCCAGCATCGGTTGCGGCTCTAGGCGCTTTAGGCGCATCAGACAGTGCTTCACATGTTTGGTTCGCTCCTGCTGGTTTTAATCGAGGATCTCTAGGGTTTGTTAAGAACGTCGAAAATAGACTTACTTCAGCAGACAGAGACACTTTATACGATGCAAGAATGAATCCAATCGCTGTGTTTCCAAATGCAGGATTCGTGGTATTTGGGCAGAAAACATTGCAATTTGCAAAATCAGCCTTAGATAGAGTAAACGTAAGAAGATTAATGCTTGAAATCAAGCGTCAAGTCGTAAGTGTTGCTAACAACTTGTTGTTTGAGCCCAATAATTCTCAGACTAGAGCAAGATTTACAAACGGTGTAATACCACTTCTTGCAGCTATACAACTTCAAGCAGGTATTGAATCATTCAAGGTAGTGATGGATGAAACTAACAATACAGCAAGCGACATTGAAAACAATAAACTTAATGGACGAATCGTCGTGGTTCCAACAAGAGCAGTTGAGTTCATCTCAGTTGACTTTGTTATCACTAACAGCGGCGTGGCGTTCGAATAGACAATAAGTATTTAAGAGGAAGATCCGGGAGACAACTCAATGGCAGAAAAAACTTTTTTAAGTCCAGCTGTTAGCACAAGAGAAATTGATCTAAGTCAGCCAACAACAATACAGCCTACAGGTGTACCTGCGGGCGTAATCGGAACTGCTCGACGAGGTCCAGCCTTCGTTCCTGTAACAGTTGCAACTTTTCAAGATTTTGTTGCTAAGTTTGGTAACACAGATGGAGAGGCCTTCGGTCCTCTTGCAATGAATGAGTGGATGAGAAATGCAAAAGCAGGGACATACGTTCGTTTGTTGGGCGTAGGTAACGGCAAAGCAAGATCATCCGACGGCAATGTAACAAACGCAGGATTCATCGTAGGTGACGAAGGTGTCCAAGCTAACGGACAGGTAGGTAGTAATCCATACGCATATGCGGGCGGAAACGCACTAGGGCGATCATACGTCTTGGGATGCTTTATGTCAGCGTCTGCAGGAAGCGATGTTTTCTCTTCAGCAGGTATTATCCGACCCGGTATACCGGCTGGACTGAAGGCGGATGGAACCGCCGGCGGTCATCAAGCTGTTCCAATCGTCAGAGGCGTTCTTATGTTTCCGTCTGGTGTCGTTCCGACGCTTCAAACACTGCTAAGATCGCATGCTCAAAACGTGCCGTTAGCATCAGCAGTGACAGAAAATCAAAAAGACGTTGGCCGCGGCTCATCATACGGTGATGTTATTTCATCAAATAACAAGCAAGAGTTTGTGATGCTTTTAAATGGTTTTAAAGAATCAGATTCTTATTTACCGGCCATTACCGCATCTTTTGATCCAACAGCTCCTAATAACTTTGCAAATATTTTTAACACAGACCCTACAAAGATTGAAGAAGCAGGACACTATCTGTACGCGGACTGGCAAATTAAAAAATCTCGAGCAGTTATTACTGGATCAAGCCTGACGAAAGGTTTCAACGATGGCGCCGTCTCCGGCAGAAAGGTTCGAACAGCATTTTTGATTCACGCAAGTGGTGCTAGAAACAATGCGTCATCACCGACCGCAACATCAGTCGGATCACCTAACCTTGAAGGGTTTGACGATAGATTTAGAACAGCATTCTCACCTTTCGTAATCTCACAAACGTTTGGTGGTAAAAACGAAAACCTGTTTAGAATTCACGCTCTAGACGACGGCCAAGCCGGCTCTGATACATTTAAGATTACGATTGAGAACATTATTGCCTCGACCAACGAGAATAGAACGTTTGGATCCTTTGATCTTTTAGTTAGAAGATTCGACGATTCAGACCAAGAGTCACAAGTCTTAGAGAAATTTAGCAAAGTCGACTTAGACCCATCTAGTGATCGATACATCTCTAGAGTCATTGGCGATACACACACTTTCTATGACTTTGATAAAAAGGCAGGAGGCCAAAAGCTAGTTGTTGACGGTCTTTATCCAAATGCTTCACAATACATTAGAGTTGAAACAGCCGCTAAGCTTGATGATGGTGGTATTGATGACAGTGCTCTACCGACAGGCTTCCGTGGCCTTCACCACATGGTGACAAGTGGATCATTATCAAATGATCACCCAATCTACGCTGCCTTATCCGGGTCAGTAACTGGATCCGGGTGGATCGCATGCGGAGGAGTCCAAGCTGGTACACCGACTTCTCGGACCGCTAATGAGAAGACGTTTCAGCTTTTTGGAGTAGAAACCGCTCAGCCGTCCCTACATCTAATGCAGCTTCCAGTTCCTTTTAGAGAAACAGTCGCTCAAGGGTCTGGAAAGAAAAAACGGGCCAATTCATCATTGACGTGGGGAGTTCAGTTTGAAGAAAAGGGTGATCCTCTTGGTCAGCCTAATAAGCTTCAAAGGCTCAATTCAACTGTTAGAAGCTTTGTAAGATATCTTCCAAGGCATTTAACTTCCAATCAGAACGTTATGGTAGGCGCTAATGAAGGCACACCAAACCTGAAGGGTTCAGTTCTTGATGCTGACAAATATAACAATAATATATTTACACTTGAAAGAGTGCAGGTCATAACAGGTAGCACAGGCTTACCAGACGTAGGTCAGTGGGCAGCTGCTGCCTATAGAAGAAATGGAACAGCTACGACAACTATAACTGATGTTTTTGGCGACTCTTCATCAAAGACAAGATTAGTACAGCCTTCTAAAGACTTCGCACACCTACCTTCTAGAAAGTACTTAAAGTTTACATTCCCACTGCAAGGTGGATTTGACGGCGTTAACGTTTTCAATAAGGACAAATCAAAGTTTACAGACAATGCTGTAAGAAGAGAAATGTCTGATGTGTCAAATCAAAAGGGCACAGCTGGACCAACAGTGGCAGCATGGAGAAAAGCTATCGAAGTAATGGAGCAAAAATCTGACGTTGATATTCAAGTTTTAACAACTCCAGGTGTTCGACACGGGTCGGTGACAGACTTTGCAATCGATTCAGTTGAAAGAAGATTTGATGCTCTATACATACTAGATATTGAAGAGAGGGACACATTAGATACATTTGTGACGTCATCACAAGATCAAGTTATAAACGTTTCTAATACAGTCAAGAGATTCTCTAGTAGAAATATGGATAGCTCATTTGCAGCTGCATACTTCCCAGATGTCGTAATAACTGATCCAAGCACAAAAACAAACGTTCAGTGCCCACCTTCAGTTGCAGTTCTTGGGGCTCTTTCTCTTAACGATGCATTGAAGCACCCATGGTTTGCTCCGGCAGGCTTCACACGCGGTTCATTATCGTCAGTTGTGGAATCACAAGTCAAACTAAATCAAGCAAATCTAGATGAGCTTTATGAAGGTGACATTAACCCACTTGCAAAATTTGCTCACGATCCAAGAGTTGCCGTCTTTGGACAGAAGACACTGCTTGCTAACGCAAGTGCTCTAGATCGAGTAAATGTAAGAAGACTTCTAATTGAAGTTAGAAGAAAGGTGAGAGCAGTTGCAAACACCTTACTCTTTGAACCGAATAGAGCCGACACGTTGGCAAGGTTTAGCAGCGCTGTGACGCCAATCCTGACTACTATACAATCACAGCAAGGTCTAGACCGGTTTAAGGTCCAGATCGACACAACAACCACTACACAGGCAGATGTTGAAAACAATACAATTAGAGGGAAGATATTCTTACAGCCCACAAGAGCTGTTGAATTCATCTCACTTGACTTTGTTGTAACAAATGCCGGTGCAGAGATTTAAAAAAACATTAGTTTGAGATACTTACTTAGGTAATACTCTTTAAGGAGAAAACAAAATGGCAGAGACACTTCCAGTTACAGACATGCTACCCAATAAGTTTGAGCCAAAGCGAAAGTTTCGCTGGGTTTTTGCTATTGAGGGAATTGATGCATTTTTGATGAAAACTGCTGCACGTCCTACAATTAACACGGAAGAGCAGGAAATCAATTACATTAACCACACAAGATATGTTGCAGGCAAAACAAAGTTTGATGCATTGAGTTGTACGTTACATGATCCAATCGCACCATCAGGCGCGCAACAGGTTATGGAATGGGTTAGAACACACTTCGAATCAGTATCGGGCCGCGGCGGCTACGCAGACTTCTATAAGAGGGACTGCCAGCTTAAGCTTCTTGATCCTGTTGGAACTGTTGTAGAGCTTTGGGACATCAAGGGTGCTTTCTTAACAGCAGCTTCTTTTGGTGATCTTGATTATGGCGCATCAGACCCAACGGAGATTTCGTTAACCATTAGATACGATAACTGCGTCTTGCAGTACTGATTTTATCTTATAAGTTTTCAAACTAGATATTTTAAAGC